GCTTGCGGAGCCATAATAGTAAGACAGGGAAAAAGTGAGTGGATTCCTTGTAAAAATGTAGCTGAAAATCCTGAAGAAGGGTTTGCATTTGATTCTAGTGAATATTTAAAATTAAGTAGAACTTCGGATGTAGTAGGAATAGTACATAGCCATCCTGATGCATCTTCTAAAGCAAGTGAAACCGATATAAATAATTGTAATACGCTTGGTATACCTTTTTATATATTTTCTTATCCAGAAATGGATTTGAATATATTAGAGCCGATAAAGGATAGAAGTGAATTATATGGTAGAGAGTATATTTTTGGAGTTAAAGACTGCTTTGAAGCAATGAGAGATTACTTAAAAAGTCAAAATATAGAATTACCTGCTAGAATACCTTTTGAAGATAATTGGTTTAATAAAGACTTAGATTATTTTTCTCCAGAAATAGTAAAAAACTGGGGAGGACAAGAAGTAAAAATAGAAGATATACAAAAAAATGATGTAATAACTTTTTGTGTACATTCTGAAGTAGCAAATCACTGTGGAGTTTATTTGGGAAATGATATTTTTTATCATCATGCAGTAAACAGACTTTCTTGTAGAGAAAATTTATACCCATTTTGGGGAAAGTTCATAAATAGAGTATATCGATATGTTGCGTAATGTATATTTAGAGGGAGAGCTTGGAGAAGTTTTTACTCCACATTTGCAGATAGATTGTAATACTACAGCAGATGTCTTTAAATGTTTGGACGCAAACTTTTCTGAGTTTAGACCTTATTTTCAGAAAAAACACGAAGAAGGAGCATATTTACATATAGATGCAGCAGGCTCTGAATTAGAATATCCAGAGGAGCTTCTTATGGAAATAAATAAAGGAGACATTATAATTACTCCTCTTCCTGCAGGATCAAAAGGAGCTGTAAAAGTAGTAATAGGAGCAGTATTAATTGCAGCATCTTTTATGACGGGAATACCTCCGTGGGCTGCGAAAGCCTTGTTAATCTCAGGAACTATCATAGCATCTGCAGGATTAGCGGAAATGATGGTTCCTGATCCTGCAAAAGATAGAACGGAGCCAGGAGAAGAAAGTTATTTATTTAATGGTAATACACAAAGTATAGTATCTGGAGATCCTGTTCCTGTATTATATGGAAGATTAAGAGTTCCGGGACAGCCTTGCGGTTTTGAAATAATGGGAGAGTCTGCCAGCTATACACCGATAAGCCAAGGACTGCACGGAGGAGATGGAGATATGCCAGTAGCAGCAGGTATAGCCACAACTTATAACTCTACTCAGTTTAGTTTTAGATAGGAAATTCAATGCCTTATCCAAATAATTATGACAATATTGACACAGGTGCGGGAACTATAAGTGCCCGACAAGGTCATACAGAGCAAGCAATAGGAATCACAGATATAATTAGTGAAGGTCCAATTGCTGGCTTAGTTCATGGCGGAAGAAGTATATTTTTAGATAATGATTCAATCTATGATGATACTGAAACCGGTTATAGTTCTGTAGCAGGAGAAACTGTTAGTAGAGATCCTACTGTAACAACTCGAGCAATAATAAATGAATATGGAGGTGAGCTTTTTGATTATGCTCCTAGCACTGAAGATGCAACTGCTGGCAAAAGATATATACTTCTTCATAATGTATTTGAGGTAGAAGATCAAGCTGCTGCGACACCTGCTGTACCCGGAGAAGGCCCTCTAACATATAATGAGAGTAGCTCTTCGGATAGTTCAAATAGTACTTACACTAATCGAGAAATAAATTTCAATTTAGTATTAGATGGAGATTTTAGAGGTGTAGGAACTTCAAACACTCGCGGCAACTTAGTGACAAATTACTCTGTAAGAGACATAGCTCAGTTAGATAGAGTAGCTTCGGGTGACGGTTTAGTAACTGTATTTTCCAAAGATGAAGATCGAAAAATAACAGGCACAATTTCTGCTTTTAGCGATACTCAAATTACTATTCAACTTCAAATTCCTACTTTAGATAATGGATTTGAGTGGATAAAAGAAACTGACAGCGCGGGTAGAAGCAATCTAAAATTAAAATTTTCTCAGTTTTTTAAGATTTCGTCTATTTCCGGCAAGGAAATACAATTAGCCGGACCCGTTTATTCATTTAGTAATAAAACATTTTCAATTACAAAAGTAGTCTACAATAATAGTTCTCATTCAAATCCAAATACTAATAAATTTAGATCTTCAGGGTATCAATTTGTATCTGGCTCTAAAGATCAGCGTCCTCTTCAAAGTATATCAGGAACTGTAGGCTCCACCTCTGTTCCTTTAAGTACAACTAATACTCGTGAGTTAAAAACAGGAGTGCCTGCAGTTATTGAATATACTGGAGCAAATGCGGGCACTATAGATACCATACAACTATTATTTAAATATACTAGCGGTCTTTACGCTATGAATATGGATGATGCTAAAAAACAAGCAGCTGGTGCTGCTTATGTAATTCATCTATCAGTAAGAGACGGAACAACTTCAACATATACAAGTGTAGGGTTCTTAGAAGGAACGCATGAAATAAGTGCGGCATTTAGTAACACTTTAAGAAAATCAGGAAGTCAAAGTAGTATAACTGGAGGAGTTACTGCTTTTGTAAGCGGCGGAGTTGCTGGCCCTCGTAGCGGTGCATCAGCAGGGGAGGTACTAATTAATGGTGTTCTTACTGATGTAACTGCCCAAGGAACTCCTATATTTGCGCACGGCGCAAAAAAGGTGGCAGGGGTAGCATTTACTCATACTATTAATCTAGAACAGTATCAGCCTTTTTCTGCTTTTAGGCTAACTATAGTTAGATTGACAGAGAGCGGTAATACTACCGATGATCCTACTGGAAGAGCTCACTCATATTCAGAATATGGTGTAGGTGGAGATCTAAGTATAAACTATGAGCAAAAGGATGATAGTCCTGGTGTTCCAAAAATACAAGCTATGCAAGCGTCTGGAATACCTAATGCTTTCGGAATCATAAAAGAAAGATTAAACTATCCTTATACTTCAATGGCTCATGTTTCATTCAATACAAGACAATTTACAAGTTTACCTAAAAGATCCTACGAGTGTTATGGATTAAAAGTTCGCATCCCTAAAAACTATACTCCTCGTGAAGAGTTTGGAATGATCACAGCGGATCATGTTACAGGAGGACTGAAAGGTAAAGAGCAGCTTGGGTCTTTCCCCGAAGCTGCTAGACTATATAATGGATTATTTACTGGTGAGCTTACAGATAAAAAACACTATACAAATAATCCAGCTTGGGTTTTTTATGATATACTTACTAATAATCGTTATGGAGTAGGAGAGTATGTAAGAGATACAGATATTGATATATTTTCTCTGTATAAAATTGCAAGATACTGTGACGAATTAGTTTCAGACGGAAAAGGAGGAGTAGAGCCTCGTTTTACAGCTAATTTGTACTTACAAAAAGCTGTTGATGTTTTTAAAGTTGTCAAAGACATGGCAACTATATTCCGTGGTATGTTATATTGGATGGACGGTCAATTAACTCCCATAATAGATGAGCCTAAAACCCCAGTATATAATTTTAATAGATCAAATATAATTGATGGAGTTTTTAACCATGAATTTACAAGCACCCAAAAAAGAGTAAATCAAGTAGTTGTCCAGTGGAACAATCCTAGTAACCATTTTAAACTAGAGCCTTTATTCGTAGAAGATAGAGAAAATATTGTTAAAACTGGACAAGTAATAAAAGATGAGGCGGTAGCTTTTGGTTGTACTTCTGAAGGGCAAGCCATTCGTTTTGGAAGATGGAAACTTTGGACTTCTATTAATCAAACAGATATTGTAACATTTAAAACAAGTATTAATGGTGCTTTTTTAGCGCCAGGGGATTTGATAAATGTACAAGATAACCATGATTTTGGTTACTCTTTTGGCGGAAGAACAAAGAGTGTTACAACAGATAATTCTGGGGTAACAACGATAGTTTTTGATAGAAATTTAGCTGAAGATTTAGAAGGTAACAGAACTCCGGTTGGTGCTGCAGGACAATATAAAATTGCTTTACTTTTAGCAAAAAGAAAAGTAATTGTAAAAAGAGGGGCTACTATATCAGGACAAGGTTTTGTCTCTGAGGGGACCGCTATAAATTATTGGTTTGATTCTTTAGGCAATACAATAACTATTGATAGTGGAGGATCCGGTACTGGAGGTGCTTGGACAGATGCAGATTATGATAAATTTGTTTCTAGTGCCTGTGCAGGAACTTCTGTAGATACGGAGTTAGTCGGGGTTCCTCTACTTTTACAAGATGCTTCTGAAACGTTTGTAAAAGAAGTTATTTGTCAACAATCCGGTGCAGCTGGGAATACTCTAGGAAATACTTTAACAACTACTCAATTAGCTTCAGACCCTAGTTATAATGACTCTCAAGCAAATATTGGTAAGATCTGGGCTTTAAAAGATGAGTTAGAAACAGAAGCATCTTACAAACAATATAGAATAGTAAAAATTATAGAGGAAGAAAAGAATATACTTTCTATTGCAGCTATAGAGCACTTTAATGTTAAATTTGATACTATAGAAACAAACTTTACTACGGCAACTCCAGACCCATTATTCCCTGACCTAGATCCAAGCACAACTTTACCCTCTCCCAGAGGACTAAGAGTTTTGCGTGCGCCTAAGTTTGAAACTCCTGGCGAAGAAATAATTTTAAGGTGGGATCCTCCGTTAAATGCACCCTCTGTTCGAGGCTATGAAGTTACTAGTACTGTGCCCGGTCAAGAAAATGTACGTTCTACATCAACAACCTCCATAGAATACTTAGAAGTACCAGAAGGAAAGTATACCTTTACTGTTTCTGCTTTTAACGATAGAGGCAGAGTTTCAAAACCAGCTGTTGTTGTTGCAGAAATTGAAGATTTTTTCGGTGGAAGTACTGATAGACATAAAGGGATAATTGAAGAAGGAGCAATAGTAAATTCTGCCACTGCAATTACTACAGCAGTAGGAAGTAAACTTTTTAAATATGAAAAGAATCCTGTAGCATTTCGCTCTCCAAATGATAGAAGAGCAGCTGGCTCAGTGTCAGTTACGCTTGGAACAAATGAAGTCGATTACTCTTTACTAGGACAATTTATAAATGAAAGCTGGTTTAATACAAGTCTTTTTGATAATACAGAAGCATTTGTATTTCTAAGACATTATGACGGTTCCCCTCAGATAAGACTAATTAATCACATTATGGATCCGGTCCTTAATGTAGATTATTGGTATGACCAAATAAAATCTACACAAAAAAGATATAATATAAATGATCCTGCAGACTCAGGAAACTATGCATTTGGTAATGTAGATATCTGGTCAAAAAAGTCTGGAGGAGTAATAATTGAAAATGGCTCTTCAAAAGTTGTAGGAACTTCGACTCAGTTTCTTACTAATTACTCGCCTACAAATGTAATTAAATTTTCAGAAAAATTTGCAGCAAAAATTTCTTTTATAGAAAGCGATACTGTTATGTTTATTGACAGAGCTTTTGAATATAACACTCACCCTATTAATCAAGCAACAGTTATAGATGATAATGGTGTTATAAAAATACGATATCTTACCCCAGCAGACATCCCGTTTGAAGTAGGTGATGATGTATTAATTCAAGGTTTTCAACAGTCTGCCTTTAATACTTCTACTACAGAGCACTCTAAAAGAGTAATTACAGAAGTAGCTAGAACATCTTCTTTTGGTCCGTATTTTCAAACTCTTGCTCCTAGTGGGCTAACTCCTGGCACACCAGGAAGCATTCAAATTGTAAGTGGCGTTTCGAAAGGTTTTGCAACAACAGCTATTGGTGGAGGAACTGAACGTCAAGCTGATGGGTCTATCGGAGGCGTACAGGTAGGCTCTGCTCACTATGCAGATGAATTAAGTCCAGGCTACAGAAAAGATTTTCTTATTGGAAAACTAAATTTATCTGGTTCTTTTCAAAGTTTTTGTATACCAGATACAGAGTTAGTTCCTCCTAGAAGTTTAATAATTGATTCAAATGTTGCAGTTTTAAACTATGAAAATGATGGTACTCTACTAACAGCATATAATGATATAACTTTAACAGGACAAGCCGCTGGATTTACTACTCCACAGTTCAAAGTAACAGGAGACTTTGGTAGCACCACAGGAACAATTTTTCAGGCAGACACCGACTTTGTAGATGCGGATGTAGTTACAAAAAGGTTTACAAAACAAATTGCTGGTGCTTCATCTGATACAACTGAAGCTATACAGTTTGGAATAGGAGCAACTGCTGGAGATCCTGTAAACTTTACTATAACTGTTCGAGAGAAAAATGATCCAAACAACGTTGATAAGCAATTATCAACAACTTTTAGTATAGTAAAAGTAAAAGATGGCGCCTCAGGAACAGAAGGAAGAACTGTTTCTATTGTGCCAGACGATAATAGTATAGTTTATACAGTTGGTACAGGAGGCACACAAACAGCTACTCCATCTTCTATAACTATTGATGCCACGGCATTCAATTTTCCTAGCGATGCAAAGTTTAAGTTTGTAAATCAAAATAATGATGTTCTTAAAGATTGGACAAATCAAACAGATAGTAATGGCATTCCTCCTAATAGACTGGTACTTACTTCTCCTAATAAGTTTGGTCTTAAGTTCGCTAATCCTGCGGGAGGATCTCCTGTAGATATAACACTAGTTGAAGTTCAAGTTTCTTTAAATTTAAGCACCCCAGTTATTTCTGCAACAGATAGTACTCCAATATTAACTTTAGGTCCTGGATCCCCTGCAGTAACTATAAACATACCAAATAATACTGTGTCTCTGAGTGCTGCATCTGATGGAACAACCTCTGGAAATACTGTGCCAAATAGTTCGACAACTATGGAAGTTTTCTTCGGCAGCACACTGGGTAAATACATTGGTACAAGTAATGGAACTGCAAATTCTGGAGGAGGTCCGACTCTGGATGCCAACATAGGAGATGGAGAGTGGTATATTGATTCTGTAACTGATACAGATGTTAATCTTGTAGCAGGAAATATTACAGCAACAGGAACTTATGGCAATACTTCTAGTCCTCAAGTAGTTACTATTGCAGATGCAGCTCTTCTTCAGGGAGGTTTAACTGGTCAAAATGAAACTATTACTTGGAGCATAAAAGGAAGAGATCCTATGGGGGATCTTATACATATTGATGCTCCTAGAAAAGTATCGCAAACAATATTTAAATCAAAAGCAGGAGTAGATGGAACAACTCCACAGGATGGAACAGATGGAGCGCCTGCTTATAACTCTACTGGCAGCAATGATTTTCACTTATTTGTAGCTGATGAAAATGGACTTGTTGATGGAACCGCAAATAACTTTTCTACTAGTTTCACAGTTAGTAAAGGCGGAACAGCATATACTTTTTCCTCTACTGGAACAAATGCAAATACTTTTGGTTTAACTCTAGGAACAGCCACAAACTGTGTGGGATCTATTAGCAGTACAGGCATAGTTAGTCTAAGTACAAGTAACTCTGCTATTTTTACTACAGGATCTATAACAGAAGCATCTCTTCAAGTAGAAATTTTTGATCGAGAAGATAATACAGTAATTGAAACCAAAACTTTAAGATTCGCAAAAGTAAAACAAGCAGTTAGAGATGGAGTAAGTTTTTCTTTTTCAAATGTAGGAGCAACTCATGGACCTGCATGGGTAAATAGTTCTTTAACAAATGCTACTGCTCAGTTTGCTGCACTTAAAGTAATTCAAGCCTCTGTAGACGGATTCCTTTCCCCGAATGATAAAGTAACACTAATTCAAGGAACAACAGCAGGAACTCGTATCTATCAGGGATCTAGAACAAACGATGCAAGTGCAAATGGACCCGTATCCGCAACTAGCTGGAGTAGCCTAGTAACAGACTTTATTGATGGTAGTGCAATTATAAGTGGTACTTTATCTGCTGATACACTCGCTGCAAATACAACTATTAGTAATGCTATAACGGCAGGAGATAGAATAACGGTTGGAACCTCTACTTCTCCTGGATCTGGAAAAATAAATAGTGTAAATAAAACTGCATTTAATGATAATGATCCCGGTTTTTACATGGACGGCTCAGGTGATTTTGTAGTTGGAAATAGCACTAACTATTTTAAATTTGATGCCAGCGCAGGAACAATTCAACTTGTAGCCCCGAACATTCAGCTTACTGGTCCGGCGGGTACACCAGGTACGCCCGGCACACCGGGTTCTAATGGTAATCCGGGAGCTGATGGTAATCCGGGAGCTGATGGTAATCCGGGATCTGATGGTACTCCGGGCTCTGATGGTAATCCGGGAACTGATGGTACACCAGGTAATCCGGGAACCGATGGTACACCAGGTAATCCCGGCTCTAATGGTACTCCGGGTACACCAGGTACGCCGGGCACACCGGGCTCTGATGGTTCAAGCGGTTTCTTGTACATAAACCAATCGGGCAGCGGCACTCCTTCATCAAATAGTATTCCTAGCGGTACTTATGCAACAGGAGCAGTGGCAATTGTTGCAAACTCTAACAACGTACAAAGAGGCTTTAGATGGAACGGTAGTAGTTGGCAACAACAATCACTTATAAATGCAGATATAATTTTTGCAAATGCAATCGGAGCAGAGCAGCTTGAAATATCCACCAGCTCGGGGGGATCCAGAATATTTATGGATGGCGCAAATAATAGAATACAAATATTTGATAGTAGCGCTACTAACCCAAGAGTAGTACTTGGAAATCTTACTTAATGAAAAAACTAGAAAATACTCCCTTCTCTTTGTGGGAGGGAGAGTTATCTTCAGATATTTGTAATGCAATTATAACTGAAGGATTAACTCAAACAATACAACAAGGCACAATAGAAAATGATCATCTTATAGATGAAAATATGAGAAAGGGCAGAATTGCTTGGCTTGCTCAAGATGGGTGGGTAGACAACCTTTTATTTAATTATGTCTCAAAAGCAAATGTACTTAATAATTGGTTTTTTCATCTCACTTATAGAGAAAAACCTCAGTTTACTATATATGAGGAAGAAGAACATTATGATTGGCATAGAGATTGTAATGTAGATCATCCACTACAACGAAAACTTTCTGTTACTGTTCAACTTTCTGATCCTGATGCCTATGAAGGAGGAGACCTACATATTAGAGACTATTGGAATGAAAAAGAAATTTTTAGTTGGCATCCGGGCGCAAAAGTTCGCGGTACAATAATAATTTTTGGCTCTTCCTTAAAACATAAAGTATTTCCAGTTACAAAAGGTACTAGGTACTCTTTAGTACAATGGTACTCAGGTCCAGATTTCATATAACCACTAAAAAATAACTCTTGACATTTCATGTGAGGATTGATATAATCATTTTAACTTGTAATAAAAGCCTCCTCTAGGAGTACGTTAAAATAAATGGATATAATTCAAGTAGTAAAAGGAGATACAGGACCGCAGCTAAAAGCGACTGTGACTCGCTCAGATACTGGAGAGGCTTTTGTGGGGTCTGGCACCATAAATTTACGTGTACGTAAAAAAGCTACCACCACAATACTAGCAACTATTCCTTTAGATACAGTTACCTCTAATCTAGCAGCAGGGCTTTTAGTCTTCCCTCTTTCTAGTTTCTTGGCGCCTTCAAGCGGCCCGGGGCCAGATGAAGGTTTTTATGAAGGAGAAATTGAATTTACTCTTGCAAACGGAGAGATAATGAGTGTCTTTGAGTTAATTGATATAAAAGTCCGAGATGATTTTGGATCGTGAAAAAGAATTTAATACTGTTTGAAGCAAATGCAGGAAATAGCCCTGTATTAAAAAAAGCTACTTTAACAACTCCGGACTTAGAAACTAGAAAAACTAATACTGCGGTATTCTTTTCTTTGATAGAAGATTCCCCAAAATTAACAGAGGTGAAATCAAATCAAATAAATATAGTGATCTAAATGGCTGATTTTGATATAAAAATATTATTAGCTCAGGCAAAAGACGATCCTAGATTTCAGAATATTACTACAAACGGTCTGAGAATGGGCTCTACAGCTTTATCAAACGACCCAATAGTTTCAGGAGTAGACGGAGGCAATGCGCCTCTTTTGTTTAATGTAGCATCAAATGTTCCCGGTCTTTTTGATGTAGCAATAGATATTTTCATAGTTCTAAGAGAAGAAATTGCAAATACTGTAAAAATTACAGACATACTAACTACTGTACAGTCTAAAAAAATTCGTGAAGTTTTAAAAATACAAGATATTTTACAATTCGAGACAACAAGAGCCAAAAAAGATGTAGTAGCAACAGTTTCTCGATTTCAACTGGAACAGAAAAAAGCACTAAGAAGTTTGTTTAAAGTTAGTGATAATGTTCAAGAACTCTCTCATGAAAGTAGATTTGAAGCAGTACAAAAAGCAATTTCAGTTGTAAGATTAAGCAAGCTAGAGAAAAAAGAGTTTCATCGACTAAGTATAGGACAAAAATTTCCTAACTATGCGCTAGCAAATAGAGTTTCTAAAGATTACGGAATGATTGCTGGGCTGGGTAGAGATGTAACTGGTATGCCTCCTCATCCAAATCAGCGTGAAGATGCATACGAATTTGTACACACCAATCACCCGGCCTCACTTCCTGTAATACCGTCGGGTACTGTAGGAGCCGGTTACTGGAGAGCAGTTCCGGGCGAATACTTTAATACAACTAATAGCCAAAACCCGAGCGATCCTCTAGGTGATTTATCGAATAAACATGTATTGTATGGGGATGAAAATGGAGTAATTCCCTTAGATCCTTACTTGATTGCTGGAGGCCAAAACGGATTTTTTCCTTTTTGGAACAAAGATGAGATAAATAACAGATTTGGTGAACTTGCAGACGGTTCTACTGGATATGTATACTGGTGGATGCCGGAGTACCGCCAACAACTTGGGCCTTTTCTATTTAACGACCAAGCGTACACGGGAATACCAGAGTCAGGTACGTTTATCGTTCCCGGCGTCGGTACCTTTTCAAATGTAGTTAATAGAAGTGGTAATTTGTATTTTTATGATGTTAAAAATGGATCCTTTCCTCCAACTAATATAGGAATAAATACGCCCTTTGACCCCTCAGGTGCAGTAGAAGTAATACGTGCTAGAGATCTTCCTGCCAATGAAGCAGTCGACCTTAAGGGAGAAGGAGAGTTAGCTGAACTTATTAGTCAGATTATAAACGTAATAAAAACTAATAATTTGCCAGTACAAAAAGTAGATACTATTTCTAAAATTTTAACTCCCAAAGCGAGAGTTGTACGTAATAGATTAAAAATTAATGAATTTATAGTATTTTTACAAACAATAAATGAGAAGTCAGAAAATATAGAAGCAACAGATTTATATGAAGATAAGTTAAATAAAGGCCTAAAAGAAGTTTTAAAAGCAAGAAATTTTGTGTTGACTCCGAAAGGAGTATTAAACACCGAAAAAGTTTTTTCGAAGTCAACTAATTCTTTAAAAGTTACGACTGAAATACCTACACAAATTATAAAACAAATAATGAAAGTAACAAAACATATATCATTATTTGATCAGGAAGAAGCAGATATTATTAGTAATTTACTAAATAACCCTTCTAGATTTATTTTAAATATAGACAGATTTTTTTCAAAAATCGAAACAAGACTTGAAACAAATAAAGCAGTATTAAATAAAGTTAAAGTTGTAGATAAACCTCAACTTGGACCGAATAAATTACGATTAAATGTAGCAGACGTAAAAGAATTTTTACTAGGATTAGCAAAAGCAAGACTTCAAAATGAAAGAATACAGTCTATAAGTAAAAGATTTAATAAACTTGGTAAGCCTTTACAAAATTATTTAAAAGAAAAAGATTTTATATCTCTAGAGCCAGGTGTAAACATCGAGAACGAAACAACTGTAATTAATAATGTTTTAGCAGGAAAAGCAAGACTACTTACAGAAAGCCTGCTTGCTATTTCTGATGTTGATATTTTACGAGAAGTTAAACCAGAAGTGCTTGGTGTTTTAAATGATTTAAGGCTTACAAAAATTGTAACTAAACCAATACATGACGACAGATTTAAAGTAAAAGACAATGTCATACCTGCAAAAAGCGAAATAAAAGTAAATAGACTATCAGTAATTAGTAGAGACAGAGATAAAGGTGGCGCTAGTGATGTGTTTTTTACTTTTAAACCTAGTATAGTTAATGAGTTTGCTTTTTACAATGATAATAAAAGATTTATTGAAGTTAAAAAATTACTAAATACAGAAAAAGCAAAGGCGAGAATAAATATTATAGCAGCTAAAAGTGAGCTATTTACTGATAGAAACTTTATTCGAGATGAAAGACACTCTTTTGAGATCGGAAAAAATTTAAGAGATAAAATACTTATTTCTAATGATTTTTTTGATAGAGAAATAAGAAAACCACTAAAAACAGTAGGGGATCTAAAAGAGTTTTTATTGTCTCGCCCTGCTAAGTTTAGCTTTAATACAGAACGAGCAAACGTAAAAGATAAATTTGAACCCTTAGTTTTCAAAAAGTTAATTCCAGAACATGAGATTACTACTCAAACTGTTACTTCAAAGAAAACTGAGAAAAATGATGAAGGTATTACAGAATTTCTATCGTCCTCTGAAAAAGGAGTTATTTGGATGAGAGACGAAGAATATACGAGAGGAGCATATTTTTTAGAACCATATGTTGCCGCAATACCCCCTGGCAGATCACGCCAATTTTAAAGGAGAAACTTAAATGTACCAAGACGATTGTCGCTTAAAAGGTGTTGTGAACCTAGTCCTTCGTGATAAAGATGGTAAGGTAAAGCAACATAAAACAATTCGAAATAAAGTAACTCGTGCCGGTATCGCGCATATCATTGGAAGAATGATTGACGACGGCCAAGATCGCGCGGGCAAGCATAAAATGCCTCGAATGATGAGCCATATGGCAGTCGGAATTGGAGCAGCCGCCCGTAGCAATAAAGATACATATACTTCTGTTAACTTTGATAACTTGCCTTTAATAGCAGGACGCACAGGCAGTGCTGCCGCTACTTCAAGAAAAAAGGCAGCAACTCCAGAACTCTATGATCGTATGCTTCAAGATGAGAGAGGCTTTCGTGTTCAGTTGATGAAAGATACCACAAAAGCAGGTGACTACTCAAATCTTGAAAATGTAAGACTTCAACGAGGTGTTGATGGAAATGGAGCCAATGTTGCAATTCAAGATCCTTCTGATGCTACAAAACTAAGAATATCAACAGGAAGTGATGGCGGTCTTACTGTAAAAAGACTTAGAAAAGGACTACAAATAGTTGAGGTAGGAAACAGCTCTCCTGCTTCTACAGATATTTCTGGCTCTAATATTACAATTACAAATATCGAGGCTTCTACTCCTCATTCTACTCTAACCACAATTACTCTTAGTCAAGGACTAGGAGCAAATGCTCCTGCTGCAGGCAACACTGATTTATATATTGATGTAAAATATATTCAGCAGATTGATTTAACAACTTATAGTACTGTTGCAAATATGCCGAATCACCCAACGCATACTCATGTTAAGTCTCAGTTTCAGATGCAAGATTCCGGTGCTGATGGAAATTTGATGGGGCCGTTCGGAGCAGCAGCGACTAGAGGCGCTGGAGGTGTAGATGCTAATATCGACAACACCACAGGTTTTGCTAATGGTGTAGGTCCGTATACTGAAGCAGGTGTAGGCTTGTTAGGCATTAGTAGAGGTCAAATTGGAGCCTTCTATGAAAGAGAAATAGAGCATAATATTGATTTGCTATATACAAACGGAGACGGACTTGCACTCCCTGCAGGATCTAATTATGCACAAGCTGGTGTACCAACAACGACTCAAGAAGCCGGCTATGCAGTTCTAGATGTTTCTGGCAATACTTACACTGCGAGATTCCCCTTTGTAGGAGCAGAAGAAGACAAGCCTCAAGGAGTTACTCAAACAGGTTTAATTACTGACCATAAAATTGCTGCTGGAGGTACAAGAGGTACAGAATTTGTACAATTTGGTACAGCTGTAGACGGTATTTTCCAAGGGGAGTTAGTTGGTTCTAGTATTGTTGCGGACGGAAAAGATACTATGCCCGAAGGTTATCCTGAAGGTGAAAACGACTATGCAACAGTTGGAGGTCTTACTGTAACAAATGCGGGTGCAGGAGATCAACATGCTCGATACAACAGTGGTACTGGCAATGCATTTGTTGCGTATCAAGTCCCTGGACAGAGCTACTCTCCTAATGCAGTAGCTGGTAACAAGAAAAATGGAGATAGAGTTGTATATGTTGCAACTTTTAAAGAAAATAATCCTCGTCCAGAGAATGATTATAATCGAATTCATACCACAAATGCAGACGGTAACATTGCACCAGAAAACAGAGTTTATCCAATCACTGAAGCAGGTATTTTTAACAAGCACATTAAAGATTTAGGAATCTTTGACGTTGGTAATCGAACGTATACTAATAACGATGCAGATGTAAATAATATTGCTCATATTGATACTAGAAACGGCGTTGCTACTCCTACTCAGGCAAGATTAACAGCCTTAGGAGACGAGCTTGAGTATTCAGCTGCAGGCGGAAATGAGTTTCCTCCAATTGATGGAGTGCTTACTCCACAAGCAAGAGGCGTTACGGCTGCTGCTTATGGATTTACTCGAGGACCTTTGACTCAAACAATGCTTTGCAGAACAACATTCGATCCAGTAAACAAAGCAACTGCGGATACTTTGCAGATTACTTGGTCAGTACAGCTACAGGACAACACGACTGCAGGATCCTAAGTTAGATGTCACATTCTCGTACATCTCCCTCTTTACCAGTACCTGTTTATGCAGATCCTACTGATAACTTCTCCATTCCGGTTCTCCGGAATGGAGTTCAGTATGTCTATAATAAACTCGAAAATGAGTGGGAATCAAGAATTAGTAAAAACGTTAACGTTGTTACTAAAGTTACTGATCAGTCGTACGAGCATGAAAATAATGAT